AAGCGCCTAAAGCCAGGTTATCAATTCCAAGTATTTTTTTAAAACGCTGGGAGCTGTCGCTATCGGGATTATCAGCCGCAAAATTAAGAATTTTCTCAATTTGCTTTGGTGTGAAAGCGGGCTCACGCCTTGGCGGTCTTGGTGCTTGTGTTGGTTCGATTTCAGGCATTATTTTTGTCCACCAAAACCTTCAAAAAAGTTCAAGAACTTATCCATTAATCCCTCTTCTGGCTCATCAGTCTCTTTTGTTATTCCTGGGTCAGCCTGGGGAACTCGCCCCCTTGGTTCACCGGTATCGCCCATATAGCCCGAAGGCGGCAACGGCTTTAAAAGCTTTTCGTACATATCGCTGAATCTTTCGTCTAATATCTCTTCGGCAGGCAATCCGCCCGCCGTGGCGATATCTTCATATCTTCTGTCTGTCTTAAGCTGTTCTTGAAGCTGGAACAAAGTTAAGCGCCTTGCTTCGGAGTAAAATTCTCGCCTTTGCTCTTCTGTTAGCCTTGAGCCTTCAGTCCAGTTTTTATATAGATTTTTAAGCGTATCAGGTATGCCGCCTGTTTTTGATGCGGTTATTAGCTCGCCCTCACGGACAACAGAGCCCGGGTCAATTGTTTTCATATAACCAACCAAAAGAGACAAATCAGTGACACCCGTCGGGCTCGTGGTTGTTGCTGCCGATTCGACGTTCCTAAAGCCCCTGATTGTTGCTAATGTGTCTTTAGATGCTTTATCGTAGTTATTTCTAATTTTGTCTGTTCTAGCTAGTTTTGATTTTGTGTCTTCTCTTGCTATCTCTTCAGCGACTTTGGCAAGGTCAGCTTCTCTTTGCTGCTCTCTTTTTTCCATCTCTAAAAGCTGCGGGCTTGCGGCTCGTATTTCTTGGCCGAGCGGATCGGTGCCAATTACAGGACCACGGCCAAATTCAAACCCCTTACCTACAAGCTCGGCCTTCCTAGCGCCCGTTACTATGCCCCTTGATATTTTTTCCTGCTCGCCCGCTTCTCTTTTCATGCGTTCAATTTCAAGCTGCTTTTTTTGCTCTTCGAGGGCGTCAATGCTTTCGCCTTTGGCCATCTTTTCCTTTTGCATTTTCATAACGTCGAGCTTTTCACGGGCCTGAGCAATGCCATATACAGAGCCCGCAATCTGAAGGCCTCTTGCGATCTTTTCAAGAGCTGATTCTTTTCTTCCTGGTACGATAACCTGTGCCATTACGCAGTTCCTTCTCTTCTGGCTTGCATTAATGCCGCTAATATTGGGGCCTCAAATTGTTGCCGCTGTTCTGGAGGAAGTTGAGCGACTTCCATCCTTGCGGCTTCAAGCTCTTGCAATGGGCTTGGGGCTTGAACCGTTGCTTGTGGGGCTTGGATTCGCCTTTGAGCCGCTTGGAGGCTTGGGGATTGTTGATTGTTTCCTCCCAAGAACCCGGCGGCTAGGTTTCCCGCTGCGGCCCCTGTTGTGGCTCCGGCTGCGGCTCCCATTGGCCCCGCTGGGGCTCCAGCTATGCCGCCTGCAATCATGCCGCCAGTTTGAAGCAGTTTGGCTGTTTGATTTTCTTTTTGTGGTTGAATAACTTGAGCCATTTCTTACCTCTTATATTCTATAATCTATGCCGAACATTCCGCCCCCGCCACCACTATCATCTTTTCTAAGTGATGGCTTTCTAGTTTCCGTACCGAAAATTGTTTCTATAATTTCTCCAAATATACCGGGATTCTTTTGACCATCTTCTTGAATTTTTAGATTCTTGTTATTTATTCTTATCTCTTCAGCAAATTGCTCTTTTGCTAACTCCATTTGAGCTTCAAACTGTCTTATTGATTCTTCAAAAGATTGCTTGAATTGTTCGGCCTGTTGCGTTCTCGCTTTAAGAGCTTCAGAGCTTTGGAAGTCCCGACCGAGTTTAGCTTGCTCCGCTGCAAATTCTTGTTGAACCCCAAGCTGTTCAAGTCCGGCCTGTCTTGCGATTTCTGCTTGCTCAGCCGCAAATTGACGGCCTTTTTCAGCTTCTCCAGCCTGGAATTGTCTTTGTTTCTCGATCTCTTGACGGCGTAAGATATCTTCCTCTTCAGCACTCATGATGCCCTCTTGAACCCGGCCCAGTTGCTTCTGACCGGCTTCTTCAGCAAGCATTTGGGTCTTGATATCAGCTCCAGAGCCCTGTTGGCCTAATGCAGCAAATCGACGCTGAAGAGCCTCTTGTTGCGCCTGGGTTTGAGCCCCCTGCTCTTGCTTGGCTCTTTGTCTTAGTCTTTGAAATCTTGCGCTTGGATCAACCATGTTCCCACCCTGATCTTTGAGCCCTTCGGGGCTTTTATATTCAAATTTCTTATTCTTTAATTCTTCTAATCTTTTCCTTGATGCTTCAAGGGCTACTTGAAACGGGTCTTTTTTCTGGCCAGTTTGAACATTAAGGCCGGATTTCTTTCGACTTGCTTTAAGCTCGTCTTCACGTCCTGTGAATTCGCCCGATTCCATATCTGATGTAAATTGGATGGCCATTATCTTACACCCTTTGCATTATAACTAAAATTCATACCAAGGAGCTTAAATTTCTGATTGACGGCATTCTGATTGCTGAACTTAAATTGAATACGCTTGCCACGTGTCGGTGCTATAAAAAGCCTCTGCTCTTTATCGTCAGCTCCTGCGCTCCAGTCATCAGTTCCCCAGACAAATGTTCCCCATAAACTGGAAGAATCTGAGAGGTCCATTTGATACTTATTTCCTGCTCCAGAGTCAGAATCAGCTCTAACATTGATATCCATATAATAAGACCCTGAGAGCTCAAAGAAAAGCCTAGCATCTCTAAAGTCTTTGTGAAGATACTCATCTCCCTTGACTCCTGAGAACTCTTTGGTCCATATATAAGAGTCTATCGCACTTCCGTCATCGTTATAAGTATCCGTATTTAACTCATAAACAAACCCGTTATCGACTGAGCTTTGAGCGTATAGTTTACCATCGAGTTCCGTGAAGCTATGGGCATTGATACCAGTCCAAGGAACCCAACTAGCCTTCTGTTGCTTGAGTTGCCCAAGGCTGAAGTCATAGACATAGATTCTATTGTTCGTTGTCTGGCTCTCACCATAAGGGACTGTGATATAAGCTTTGTTCTCAAAGACAAAGCTCGATATCTCTCCAGCTGCCCCCTCGTTAACAAGAAGCATGTCGGGCTCAATGCGATCTGATTGCATCTCAGAGCCAACAGCCGATTGAGTCAAGATAGAAGCTGAAGGGGCTATTGTTTGCCCTTGGATTGCTGAGAACCCGAGGAATCTCCCGCCCTGGATGGCTGGGAACATGACCCTATTCTCAAAGTTAAATGGACCTAGCGGGGAACGACAACCGAACGTTGCCCGAACACGTTGGACGCTCCAGTTTGTCGGGCTGGTGTCTGGCATGTAGATCAGCCAAGGATTGCGCTCGCAAAAGACAATAACTGAGTTGTCATAAATAGCGAGAGCCTTGGGCTTGTCTCCCGATGTGTCCCCTAGCCTCAAAAATGATGTGCTCTTGACCGTATATGGGTTTCCGATCTCTGAGTATTTAACAAGGTGATCCTCTGGGTCTATAAAGAAAAGTCTTGCCTGATGATATATGACAGCTGAGAACTTAGGAGGCACACCGTTGTCGCTTGGAGCTTCAACCCCAAGGCTGCCATCGGCTATTCCATCATCATAAGTCGTTGTTGAGTTGTCTGATATCGTGGCAAGTCTTTTATAAGTCGAGCCCCCTGCTTCTGTTCTGTATAACCTTCTAGAATCAACCCCCCAGGACTGCGCAGCCGTTGGGAGAGATGTTAGCCTTATGTCTTCACTAGCCGCCGTATGAGTGCCAAGAACCGTATAATCAGACTCGACAAGGTTAGTATTGACGTTGGTGATGGCATAGGCGTATTCACCAGTTAAGTTCGTGCCACTTGGAGCTGTTGCGATCGAAGCTGTTGAAGATGGAGCATAGATCCCGTGACGGGTAAACTCATCGCCCTGGCCGCCGTATTTATAAGGGATCTCGGTTCCGTTGCAAAAGAAAATATGATTTTCATATTCCGCAGCATAAACCCGGGTTCCTGCGGTAAAGACTGATTGAGCTGAAGGTATTGTTGCAAAGGTCGAAGCCTGCCAGTCATAAGCAGTACCGTTCCACCAGGCGATCATTGTGTTTGTGCCGTCCTGATCGTGGCGGGTATATATCCCCTGAGCTGCATATGATCCGACTGCTGTTGTGTTGAGCTTGTCAGAGCCGCCGCGAGTTTGAACCGCACCGTCATCAAAAACAACATTCAAGCAATCCGGGCTCTCATTGTCCTGAATCTGGTTTCTCTCGAACTTGTTATTTAACCCGCCGTCAATTGTGAGACGTTCTTTTGCGGGATATCTTTTAGCTGTTCTCGATGTCAAAAAAGAACCCCCGGATGTGCTGGGATGTCTGCCTCATCTCTTACGACTGCATACATATCGCCATGCTTTGAGCGTTTTCTTTCGCGCTTTATTCGCCTTATTTCATCACGCCATAAGCTCATATGATAGCTTGCCATTTTGTCATTAAGTTCTTTTGCATGCATGTTGCTGATGCAAAAATGAATCAGACTCAAGTGATATTGAGCTGGTGTCGATAATGTCGAAGTTGCCGAGACCTCTGAAGGCATATCATAAGAAAAAACCTTTATCTGATCATCGTCAGTATCGGGAGTAGGAAACAAAATAAGCTCATTGTCCCAGATGGCGTATTCCGCAGGCGTTCCTGAGGGCTCTGTCAGTGAGGTCTTGGGGTCATCGATAAGCTCTCTCGGGACAACCTTTACACCCTTGTATTCAACCCGTCTGATTGATATGGCGTTGTCGGGATAGGCATATTCGCGGGTTCCTGAGACGGAAACAGTTGTGTAGCTGTTCTCGATCACATTGGCCTCAAGAGCCAGCTCCATTTCAGCCTGATAGATAAGATTGTATATATATGTATCAGAGAAAAAGCTATCGCCTGTGGCGTTATAGCGTTCTCTTATTATTGTTGCTAAATTCGATGGGGTCACGCGTCCTCCCATGAAGGTGATGATGGGGTTCTCGCAGTGTAACCGGGATCGGTTGCTGACTCTTGCGAATATTCTACTACATTTCTATCATTTAAGTCATCAACCCCAAGCTGATATCTTTTCCAGCCCGAAGCTGTATTTAGCGAATAATCAACAGCGTCCGTGCTGATTGTCACGCTATTTGATATTGATCTTGTGATTGACTTGTTTGTTGTTGTCGCAATGGATATGGCATTTGAAACAAGCTTAGAAACATCAAAATCTTGGGCTGAAGCTAACGATAGGCTATTATCGAGAACTTTCTCGATTTGGAAGTCAGTATCTCTATCTGAGCCCCAGACATCGGTGCCCCACTGCATTGTTCCCCAATAGCTAACAGAACCCGGTCCATAGACAAGGATTCTGTTGGATATGGTAATTGCATGGTTTGCCATTAGCTAAATGTTATCTCGGTTGTCACAACGAGCGTGTCACCCGCCGCTTTATTGATAACGCTTTCAGTATCTCTTGAGAACATGGTTCCGCCTGTCGATGAACTAAATAGTCCATACTCGACAATGGCTCCTGTTCCAGTTCCAGCTGCAAATGTAGCCGTGACCCTGTAAACAGCATCGGAAACATAAGAAGCCGTCCCTGTGGTTCTGGCTAACTCCGTCCCTAGGGCTGTATTAGAGGCAGCTTCGGCTGTTGCATCGGTGCCAATTGCTATTTGGTCCATGTCCCAAGTTCCAGCACCTGCAACAGCTGAGTTAAGAAATGAGGCAAGAAAAGAAAGCCCGTTCTCAGTTATGACATTCTTTCCGCTGATATCTTCCTTTAAGACACCGTTGGGACCGTAGTTCTTAATGTACCACTTCCCCATGATCTCAACATTCTTGCCGTCATATTCTTTTTTAAACATTATGCTTCCTCAAGTTTATCTCTCGCTTCATCATCAACCATCAAATGAGCGTGATTTGACCGGATATGGCTTTTTAGTCCTGCCGCTGACTTGGCTACGAACCCGCAGGCTTGGCAGACTAGATCCTTTTCAACCGGGATCTCTGGAGCCTGCTCCTTCTCTGGGATTGGTTCAAGTTTGAGCATCTTCATCGACTCAGGGGTTTGAAGCCCATTGCCGTTGAACTTGGGAGGAAAGAAATTGCTCTTAAACAGAACAGCGTCTTCTCTCTCCATCTCAATGAACCCGCCCGCTGGGATTCTGACAGTATCGCCTCGGAACTTCTCAACATGATCAAAAACGTTATTGTTTACGATTCTAACTCTCATAATAAACCTCTAAATAAATAAAATTAACGATTACCTACCGTATACGGTCACATAGATCTCATCGCCTGAGGCAACGCCTGTGATTGCGATGTTGCCAGCTGAGGCTGTACCTGCTGCTAGTTCATCTTTCTTGATGCTAAATGGAGCCGATGCCATTGAAGCAGGAGAAGCTTGAACAGCAACAACCGTCCCTAATCCCGTATCAATAACACCCGTGGCAGCATCTGCTGTGATTGTGTAGTGAATAACTCTCTCATCACCGAAAACTGTTTTTTTGTCTACTGTTGCTGTAAAAGCCATATTTTACCTCTAAAAAAGTATTTTCTTTCCTTCGATTCCCCCGACAGAGGGATTGATTGCTTGTTCTCTTATTTTATCACTCATTGTATACATCTCAATGCAGTCTTTCAAATCCATATATCTTAGAGAATTGAGATTCCCTTCGGGATATGAACCAAGACAACCGCCTTCTGAGGCATTGATGTAAATCCCTGGCACATGCATTGTCACCCAATCAAACCATCCTTTGAAGTTCGAGTAAGTTGGCCAAGTCGGGACTTTAACGCCAAATATATCAGTAAGAGGGACGCATTGACCCATCTTCTCATCATATTTAGAATCCCAGCCATGAAAGCGCCTGTCATATCCAAAACTAAAGTCGGCCCCGATGAAGACAATAGAGCCCGCCCCGAGAAAAGCTTTTGCAATATAAAGACAAGCCCCGAGAACATTCCCGCCGTTTGAGACATTAGTGTGAAAAACTTCGATCTCATCCACCTTGTCCTGAAACTCTTGATCTGGTATAGGAGCGGCAAACCAATAGATCTCACCTTGCCACTTTTCAATCAACTTAGGATCTGAACCAATGAATGCAATGAGAACCCGGTCTTTGGTTATCTCCCAATACTCTTCAGGGGTTTTCTGCCCGCCCTCGCTTACTTCCTCGACGGTGACAGGCCCAGCATCCAAACTGACATAATAATCAGCCGGGACACCATTGTCTTCGAGGTAATGAAAGTTGTGAAGGCATGATACAAGAGGTATAAAATCTTTATTTTTAAGCTCATGGGCATTAAACCTCAAAGAAGGGCCAGAGCCCGCGATGATCACGGGCTGGCCCTTATGCTTTCCGAACAGATTGCCAACACCTTTATCTTTGAACGGTCCGAAGTTTTCATGGTTAGCGCGAATGTTATTTAACCAGATTTCTCTCCAGTGATTTATTGTTGCCTCGTCGTTTGAACATGCCTGCCTGTACAGGTCATCTTTCGGCTTCGGAGGACTGAAAATCAAAGGCTGATAGTCACAAATAATCTCGCGTTTCTTAACCATAATAAACCTCTTAATATACGTTCAAAATAAAAGTAATTAGTAAACTGAAATGTAAGCAGTACCAGAAGCTCCAGAAGCGATCGCCGCCATTGCTTTGCCAACTGCTGGAGTCGGATAACCCGTTGAGTTAGACTTAAGAGCAAACTCACCATCGGCTGCAAGAGCTAAAAGCTGACCTGCTGCACAACTGTTGTCTGCTTCCATTTCTACTTCAACAAAGCCTTTCTTCATTAACCAGCCGTAGTATCCTGTTGCGATTGTCGCATGCTTGCAGACACCAACAAGAAGATCGACTGAAGTAACTGAAGAAAGAGTGACAGAGTAGCCAGATACAGCAGACAAAACTGCTCCGTAGCTTGGCTGGATTTGGCTGTTACCAGCGTTATAAACCCAGATGTACTCCTCATCACCTTCTCGGTAGATAGTACCAACTTCAGGATCGTTAGATCCAAGAGCGTTGGTTGTCGATGATTTGCCCGCGAATACTACGGGGCCGCAATTATAAACACTCATAATTAACCCCTTTCTTATCCTGTGATTCCAGATAATAGACCGTGAAGTCTGTTGTTAGATGAACCCAAAGCACCCATCCACAAGAACCTGGAAACCTTAACCTGTTGGTTGATTGGCTTCTGGAACGGCTCGAAAGAGATGTTTCTCTTCGGATGATAGAACAAGTGCAAATGGCTCAAGTTGAGCATGAACATGTGATTGGCTGGGCAATGTGAGTCATGAACAACAGGCTTGCCATTGAACATAAGGCTGGAGAACCCGCCCTTAGCTTCGTCTTCAGATGCAAAGCGTTGCTGCGGCTGAAGAAGTGCATAGTAAGCATTGTAGATTGAACGAGTTGTGACGATGTAATCAGGGATTTCACTGTCTACTGAACAATCTTGGAAAACGCTGTTCATTGCACTGATTGATAGAGTTGTTGTGCTGCTATCAACCTGAGCTTGCCACCAACTGTTTGCAGATTGACTGATTCCGCCAACAGTTTGATCTGCTGCAACGATATCTCTCAAACCAACGATAGACTTGCTGTCCGAACCATCAGAGAAGAGCCCGGTTCCTAAGCTGTCTTTTAAAGTCTTCTCAGCAATCATCATTTTAGACTTGAGAAGGTTTAATTGAGCAGCTTCGCCCGCGTTCTTGAGTTCGTCTTCTTCAGTAATCGACACGCCAGCATACAATGACTTCCAGTCATAAGCTGCTGCTGTGATGTTGTCGTTGTCGGTAGTGTTCAAGGTGTCTGCACCTGAATACCAACCCGCCGCTGAAGTAGTAGCATAGTTTAGGGGAACATAGATTTGAGTTCCGCCCGATGTTGATTTGTAAGATCCGCCATTTCTGATTCGACGCAATAACGGGTTAGAGTCGAAGATATTGTCATGCAATTTCTTGACGTAATATTTTTCCGTTATGGCGTTTAGTTGATCGACTGATAAAGCCATTTCTAAACTCCTGTTATGTTGTAAATCCTAATTCTTTAAGAGCATGATCAGTTATTTGATCATACGAGCTATTTTTTGGATCGAATGAGCTTTTGCGGGTGGATTGTCCTTGAACAATGCCCTCTTTGGCTTGCTTTTGTTGCTCTTTCAGCCAGGCTTCTTTTTGCTGCATAACTTGTCGTTGGACAAGGTTATCGTGATAAAAAGCCTTAAATGCCGCGTCAAAAGTAGGAATATTGTTCTGAATTTGGAATTCTAGAACCTTATACTCCAGGCTTTTGCCGTCTTCTGGGTCTGTGGAGTCGAAGTCGATGTCTTTATAAGTCTCGCGAGTCTTATTGACTTCTTCCATGAGAGCCCGGTCTTGAGCTTCAAGCTCTGCCTGCTTCTTCTGATCCTCTACGCTTTTGGCGAATTCGTTAACGCTCTGAAGCTTGTCCTCAAGTATTGCGTTGACCCTTGCCTCGATGTCTTGAGCCGGGTTCGTCTGACCTTCGGATTGAAGCTGTTCAGTGCCTCGATTCTGCCATGCATTCTGCCAATGATTGTACCACTCGGGATTCTGCTTTGCATACTCTGCAAATTTTTTATATTCGTCAAGTCCCTGATACTGGTTTCTTTGAGTCTCGATTTCTTCCTGCTGTCTTTTGAGTTCAGCCATTTGCTGGGCATAATGATAGCCCTGGCTTGCTCTCTTTAAAACAGTTCCAATGTCTTCCTCAATCTCTTTGCCGTCTGCTTTATACTTAAGCTTATGTGCAAACAAATCCTCATCAGATTTAAAAGAATAACCCGAAGGAACTTCGGCAGCCTGCTCTTCTTGCGGCTGCTCTGGCTGTTCCTGAGCGGGTTCCTCTTTGATGCTTTCAAGGATTTCCTCGTTTGTTGGCTCTTGTTCCATAATAAACCTCTTAATATATAGATTCTAAGTTATACGCCGGCCGGCCCTACTGGCATACCTTCTTGCTGGACGGGTATGGCCTTGTTTTGCGGCTGTTGCGCTGGAGCAGAACCCGTAAGGGCTGCCACGCCATCCTGGAATAATTGCTGCGCTTGTTCAATTGATTGTTTGGCTTGAGGATTGACTTGATCACCGCCCTCATCTAAAACGGCAAGTAATGTGCTCATTGAATCAACAACACCCTTAACCATTTGTTCAAGTTGTCCGCCGCCTTCGGCTGGTGCTTGTTCTGCCATTTGTTCCTTCGGCATCTCTTCCATTATTGCCCTCCCTGTTGAGCCATTGCGAGGGCTTCTTGTTCCCTCTGTTTTAATCTTTCCAATATTTCTTCTCGATTTGGATACTCCAAAGCGTCAAGAACTTCTTCAGCGTCAAGGATTTGACGGTCATACAAAGCTAGCACCTTTTGCTCTTTGTCAGCTACTGCGAAAGGTAAACTAGAGCCAGTATTAACCCGGACATCAAAGCGACCTGAGATGAGCATTTGCTTGAATTCGCTATCGGCAACAACCGTCCCGTCTTCTCCCTGCTTATATTGTTGGATGATAGCAGAAACCTTTTGTTCACCACTTTCATCCTGCTCTTTTGACATAGATATTTTGAAGAATTGTGCATCATCTTGATTATTTGTAACCCGGACAATCCTAGGGGCTGCATATTTCTCAAGGATAATATCGACATATTGACGACCTACTTTTCTGAGGTAAGCGTCAAGATTTCTCTGCTTCTGTCTGATGCGGGTTCTTGCAGCTTCCTGCAATTGTTCGATAGCAGATGAGGCTGTTACAGAGCCCGGAGTCTGACCTCTTGAAACGTCCTGAGTTCCAGCTACGTTATTAAACCACTGCTCCATTCTATCGATGAATGACAAGGCTGTTCCAGATAGTTGAACCCCAGCCTCTCTTCTCACTTCGCTGTTGGGTTCTTTCTCAACAACCAGCCCGGTTCGGTTGACAAGCTTGTGAGGATCGACGCCGGAACTCGTGTCAGTGATCCATATAGGATTGCCCATATAGTTAAGTATTTCGAGAGAAGCATTGATTAACTTATTAAAAATACGCTGCGGGCTCTCTAATTGCTCAACCTCTGACACTCCATAGAACTCCCTCGGGAGAACGTAATTTACATATTTGGCAAATGGAAATTGGCCATGATCAAAAGGAAGCTCAGTCTCACCTAGCTTGATCCCGCAGGCTATGACAACCTTGCGGCCATAAGGATACTTCTTTCTGACAACAACCTTGACCTTGGGGCTGCCGTCCTCTTCCAACTCATCAGTCTCTTCATCGACCTCTTCCGTGTCCGAGGGCTTCATATAGGCTGTGATGAGAAGAGTTTGTCCTCGATCCTTCTCTTGTCCTTCAGTCCAGGTTATATCAGGCATTTCTCTATCTGTTGCCTGAGTTCTGATCTTAAAGTCATTAAGGGCTGTTTTTGAGCTTTTAATAACGTCACGAATATCTGACTTGATATCCTCAGAGAATTCCGGGAAAGCCCGCTTAAGACGCTCAGTTTCTACGGGCTCTGCTTTGATAATATATTCACATTTCTTACAGTTAACATCCTCGGCTTCGGGGTCTGGATAGAAGTAGAAAGGATCTTCTGACTTATACGTAGCAGAACCCGCTCCCATCATTGCCGCAGGATCATATCCCTGAGATGAAATGCCGGTGCCGTATAAATAGCCATCAAGGATTACGTTGGTTAATTGCTCAAGCCAGTTATTTGATTCCCAATCGAACTCTGAAACTTTGTTTAATACTTCAGCAAACGGCTGATCAGATGGTTCTTCTGGGATAAAGGATAGTTTGGGCCTGACATCTGTTTGAAGGGGAAGGTTTGACTGAATAGCCTGCCATATCATGTTGATGATTTCTTTTTGACGGTATCTCGGCATTTTGATCCCGTCCCACTGATCGCCCCGGAACATCTTGTAATAATGCAGCCAGTTGCGATCATATCTTGAGCGGTATTTCTTGGCTTTTTTGAAGAGCTTCATCACATGGCGAACAGTCTGCTGATCTTCCAAGCTCTGATTATTGCTAGCGCCGCCATTTTCAGAAATTGTATCTTCGTTGTACATCTTGCTCTCTCTGTTGCTTGTAATGTTTCTCTATCTTCTCGGGCTTTTCGTTACCGACCTCTATTAAGCCCCTTCTTTTGGCTTCTTTTCGGGCTTCTCTGGGAGTAAAAGCACCACCTAAGCCTGGATTGAATTCTTTTCTATTCCAGTCAGAGGCAGCGTTTTTATCGATAGATTGTTGTTTCGCAATGGTTCGTTTCGTCACATGGTTGCATTTGGGACATTTTTCTTCTGTGTTAATCTCTGCCACTGATTTTACAACTTCATAGCTGTGAGAGCAATTGTGGCATTCATAAGGATAAAAGGGCATTATCAACCTCACCAATCGTAAACATCAGTATCTAAATTGCTTTTCAGGGCTTGATCGGCTGCATGAACCCGGTGGTCTATCTCACTCATGCCGGGAACGATAGAAGCTCTTTTAAGTCCCATCTTAGTCAGCTTGAGATTTAAGCATACATATCTCGCCGCGTCCATCGCATGATCATGTTGCTTAACTGGCAGTTGATCCTTGAGGTCTTTATCCGGCGTGACATTGGTATTCTGCGGATAATGATAGATTGAGACTTCATCAAGGAAATGAGGAGCCCGGTGCTTAACAACCTTAAATATGCCCATCTGCATAAGCTCATACATTGCATCGACACCAGAGCGAATATCGTTATCAGCTTTCAGAGCTGTTAGCCCTGCCTTGTTGAATTCGAGGATATTCGCCGGGCTTGATGGGTCACAAATGAACTTCTCGACGCCGTATTGTGCCTTGACTCGTTTTCCTGCCTCCACAAGATCCGCAATTGTTTTGTGAGTTGAATATACTTCATCCACAAGAAAAACGCCCCACTGAGGGTGAACAGCGAAAGTAAGAATGACAGCTGGGTGTGTATAGCCCCAATCAACCCCAGAAATATAGAACTCCCGGCCATCAAGAAAAGTGCGATGCTGGTCAGTGACATGACTATTATCGTCAAATATATCATAGACAAGACCCTCTAATTTGTGGAATTCACCGCCGAACACCATATTAAAACGGCGGCGATCCATTGTTCTTTTCTTGCGCTCAAACTCTTCCTTAGGAAAGTACGGGTTCTCATCACTTCTTGCCTGAATAAGCTCAACATCGGGAACAAGCTTCGGATTGCGATGCCACTTTCTAATGTAGTCCGTATAAATCCAATTAAGTGAATATGGAGATGTTGTGTAGCATATCGGGGCTTTTTTAAATGCAGCCCTGGCCTGGAGGTTCTCATGAAAGTATAGCGGATAGAGCCCGGCTTCATCGCCCCATATGTGGCGGCAATTTGTTATACCAACAACGCTATCGGGATCTGTTGCCGTCCTGAAGTAGCAAGTCCCGCCGTTATTCATCTTGAAATAGGCATCGGCTTTATTCATTTTGCCCAGCCCCTTCATGATGTTGAGGAATGCTGGGAGCGTAGCTTGTTGGAGGATTTTATATGTTGGAGCTGTGATGATGAAGGTATCTTCTGGATCGGTGAACTTGTGCATGTACATCTTAGTTCGCCATGCACCAACACGGGTTTTTCCAAATTGTATCCCACACGCAAGGATAATGATCGGCTTACGTGAGAACATAACCCGCTCTTGTTTTTCCGAGTGAGGTTTGAACTTGAGTTCTATTTTAAATCCCGTAAATGCCAGCCCAGTAAGCATGTAAAGATGCCACTTCAGCCGACGTTAATTCCGCTGTATATGCTGCCACGTCTCCAAAGAGCCCGTTGCAAGGATTGGCGATTGAATAAGAGCCCAGCCTGAATATCTCGGCATTAGTGAGTCCGTCAATGCTGTCATCTGTAACTGTGGTCATGGAGATCAAAGAGCCGTTAACATACATCTTGATGCCTGAAGCGCTGCCCGATCCGCTATAAGTGAACCCGAATGTTCTAGCACTCGTGTCACTCCATACGTCGGCAGCACTGTCCACAACGATTGATTCAGTACCAGTGAAGTCTTCAAGCTCTAATCTCATCTTGTTGCGGCTGCCTGATGCCCCGCTAACCAATTGCCAGCCGTAAACATCAAGGGCTCCCTTGCCTGCATAGAAAACCCGGGCTGATCTTGACGCATTGGGTTTAAAGACAAAGAAGAAGCTGAAAGCATCATCAATATCAAAATCCATGTTTGTGGTGGAATTGATATATAAAAAATCATTGGTGTTATCAAAACTCAGGGCATCACCGCTGCCAATCTCTGAGCGCTGAATAGTTGGCTTATATCCTTCTGTTGTCATGATCAAATCATAACTTGACTGGCCATCAACCCAACTTGCAACCTTATCGTTGTCATTTCCAGATACGTCTGTAGGATCCCACCAAGCAAGCAAGTTTGCTATTTCGTCGGGAGCCTTGGAGTTAACGCTTGCGGCGGGATTGGCTACCCGGCCCATTCTTCCGATTCCAAACATATTAACATTCCGCCACGTAAAGAGAACCCGACTCAGTGCCACCTTCAATTGCGCTAATCACATCACCAGGACTCACAACAACATATTCAGGCACACCTGCGGGCATTAGAACCCCTGAGCCTGATGCAGCTATCTGAGCACTGCCGATGCCGACAAATACAGGGGCTGACTGAACGCATAGCCTGACCATGTTGGTATTTGAACCAACAGTGGCAACTGTTGTCGCTGCACTTGTGATGCCTGTCTTGTTTGTTATTGTTCCCCAGCGTACTGCTGGCAAAGCGTCATTGTTATGTGCTCTTGCTGATTCTGTTGATTTGGTGCTGCCGTCAGCCATTATACATTCTCCAATGTTATAGGGTCGCCTTTTTTAAACCTGCGAAAGGATACAGTTCCCTCGATGTCTTCTGTGTAACCATATCCTAGCGGAACATGATCCATATTTCCACGATATCTATTGAACCCGTAGTTCTCGCCGTAAACCATTTTATCACCCTTTTTGATATTTTTGATGGCTGTCAGCCTTCTGTTGTGATTAGTCCTCATTGCCTCCTCTTCAGGGCTTAAGATATCCGCAAAGTGAAACAACGACTCATCGCCGTTAAGGTGAGCATCCACAACCCGGATAGCTGAACTCATACGCTCAAACTGTTTGAAGTCAAGAGCGTGTGGAGCATCTGGCCTATC